GAGTTTCAGATTCAGCTTTTAAATACCATAAGTATCCAGATGTTCCATCTTCAGTAGCAACTTCTACCCAACCGATTTGAGACATATCAGATCCGTTAATGGTGTAATTGTTACGAATAATAACAGGGGAATTGCTGTATTGAGTAAAAGTAGGATCAATACTAATGTTTTCTCCTTTTGTGGTAATCTCACCAGCAGCTCCACTCCAATTAGTTATTGAAGATCCTTTGCCAAATTCAGAACCATATACAAACATTTTTACTCCAGTAGCAGCTAGAGAACTTGTATCAGCAGCTGTGTAAGGTGCAACAACCACATTTCCACTTACTGGATGTGATCCTGTAACTACAGCTTTTAATTCAGCTCCAAGAGCATCTAAAAGAACAACAGTTTGTCCTGGAGAAACAACGTTTTCAACTAACGTGCCATCAAGAGCAGTACCTCCAACTGGAATACCAATAGTATTTGTTCCACTTGTGTTAGTACATCCATCATAAGCAATGTGTAAACGATTTTGTTCTGACCAGATAACTTGATCTGATGTCATTGGCATTTCAGCTCCAACCATACGTAAAAATCCAGATAACGTTCTGTTTCCATAACGCTCTACTTCTTGTTCGTAAATTTCAGGTAGATACTGTTGTGCAAAGTCTTTTCCAGTTCCAGTGTTAAACTGCAAGTAGTTAGACTGTAATAATTGTTGTGATTGAGACGGTTTAATAGTCCCAAATGTAGGGGATAATGTTCCCATAATAATTTAGTTTTTAATTGTTAAATTTTCTTGTTTTAATTTTAAGCTTTGAAGAATCTAAACCACTAACTGCTTTTACTTTAAACCCATCAATAAATACATTACCGTCTTGTGTTTTACGAGGCTCTGTACTTATGTTTTTAGATTTAGCTAGTTGACCTTTAATTGCGTCGGTTTTACCTTGCTCATAAAAGTGATTAGCTATCGTATCAGCATTTCGTGCAGCATATAAAGCTTTATGATAACCTTTTGTATCTACGACTTCTCCTTTATCATTTAAGAACGTCTTAATGAAAGTGGATATATCTTTTTGGTTATCAGCAACCTTAACAGGGTCTTTTATACCATACCTGAATTTTTTCTCTCCAACTTTAAAATCAAAACCTTTGAATTCATTGTTAAGAAGCTCATCTGTTTGGCTATGGAACTTGTTTTGGTTAACTTTACTGAGCTCTTGCTCTTCATTGTATCGGTTAAAAAAGTCAATAGCTTTTTGTTGCTCTTGATTAACTCCAGGTCTCAACTTGATCTCTGCATAGTATTTATCTTTGAGCGAATCCAAATAACCTTTGGCTTTTGCAACTTCTTCTTTATAAGCGAGTTTTTTCTTTCTAATATCTCGCTGTTCGTCTAATTCTTCGTCATAATTAAAAGAATCTTCAATAATAAATTGAATTTCTTCTGAATCTAAGTGAGGTTTTGCTTGCTTATAATACTCTCTTAGCAATGCCTTACCATCAATACCACTATAATCTGCATTTAATCTAGCATAATCTTCAATGGTTCCACCAGTTTCTTTCATAAAAGTTACTAACTTATCTACGTTTTCTGGTAACTCTTGTGTTTCTGCTTGCGGTAATACTTCTTTTTGTTCCTGTGAGGTGTCGGGACTTTCAGTGCCTCCAACCATTGTGACCTCTTCATCGTTATTACTTTCATCTTCTACTAGTTCTATAGGAGATTCTACTACTTCTTCTTCGGTGGCCCGTACTTCTTCAACCACTCCTTCGCTGTTGCCACTGTCTTTTGATTCTTCGACAACAACATTGCTATCATCTGTCTCTTGTGTTTGAACGGCATCTTCTTCTGGTTTTTTACTTAAATCTATTTTAGTAATTTCAGGTACTATATTTCCCTGGCCTTTAATTTTAGGAGTTTTAGTTTTTAATTTAAACTCTCCCTCTTGTTTTACTTCTTCTGACATAATATAATATAATAAAAATTAATAATCCCTTATCGTGGGGTAAATTGCTCTAAACCAAAACCATCTAAGTTATCATTACCCGATGATTCAAAGTTTTTAGGCAGTAGATCGTTTTGTCTTTGATCTATAAGTTCACTTTGTTGAGTACCTTGTATTTTTACTCTTTTATCTTTTCTATCTTCTATTAAAGCTTCTTTTTCTCTTTGTGCTTGAGCACCTACTTGAGCTAATTGTAACTGATAATTAAACTCTTCAGCCATTAATTGCTTTTTAATTAAAGCCTCTTGTTCCATTCTTTGTATTTCAAACTGAGACTTAGCTTGTTGTATTTGAACTTCAGTTTGCGCTAATGCTTGCTGCTTTTGAACTTCTGCTACAGCTGCTTTTTCTGCTGCTTGAGCGTTTGCTTCAGCTTGCGCTTGTATATTAGCCATTTTAGCAGCTTGCTCTGCTTCAGCTCTTTTCTTTTGTCTAGATTTTAAAAGCTCATTAGCTAATTTAATATTTTGTATTTGTCTAATATCAATAGCGTCGGCTAAATCAATTGTTTTTGTTTGCAACGCTATTTGAATACTTTTTTCTAATTGAGCTTTTTCTTCTTCCTCTGGCTCTAGTTCTAAGAATATACCAAAGTCATGTATATGTAAATCATCTATTTCAGTTAATGTAGCTGTGTTAAAACTATTAATACTACTAACTAAAGCTTGTTTTGTAATTGGAAACTGCAGCATATCGCTAACTCTTAAACTAATATTTTCGCAAGTCTTTACTGTTAAATACATTAATGATTGCAATATATGTCTTGTAGCTGTATTAGAATTTGCTGCTGCTAGTTTTTGTAAACCAACTAAAGCATTTTTATCAGGCGCACTTCCGTCTCTAGCCTCATTTAATCCAGTTACATCACGTATCATTTGTAAATAATATTGATACGTTTGTATCATTGCCTGTATTTTAGATATGCCTGAAGAGCTTTGTAGTTCTTGAATAGGCACTTTACCTCTATTAAGTTCGCCGTCTTGAGTAAGTGATCTACCAACTATTGTACCAGTCTGAAAATACATATTTAATGCTTCTGCTGGATTATAGTTTGTTCCGTTACCTAAATCTACTTCTGCTAGACCATCTACGTCTACATAAACACCATCTGGAACTACTCTAGCTAAAACTTGTTGTAGTTTTAAATGAGTTATTTGAATCATATCAGCAAACCCGGTTGTTCTACTAACTAAAGATTCAATGCGCCCTTGATACATTCTTGGAGCACTAATAGAGTAATTCATATTAACTCTAGTTATATCTCCGTTAGGTCGTGTCATATTCTCTGCAAGCTTCCATTCTAGCATTCGATCACCCATACCTAATATTTTTGCACCGGTATATAAAACTTCAATTGATCTTGAAGCTCTTTCAAAGTTGTCACTTTGTGGCGGATTAAAAGTATCGGGTTTTTCTAATGTTTTTTCTAAACCTTGCTCTGTTTGTTTTATTTTAAATACTTGATCTTGATATGTTTTGTATTCAAAAAACAGTACTTGATGTTGTTCTGGATCAGATTGAACTTGCCAATCGCTTCTAGCATAGTTTTGTCTACCAGGGTATTTTTGTATTTCTTCTAATTCATTATCTGTTAAATAAGGAAATAATCTTTTTATTTCAGAAAGAGTTAAACTTTTTATTTCACCTACATAATAAATATCTTCAAAATTAGGATCATCAGTTGCTGAATAAACTAAATTAGCTGGATCTACATAATCAACAGTTACACCTTCAGATAAATTAAAACTAGTTTTACTAGCTGCTATTCCTAAAACAGTTAAATCGTAAGCTAATCTTTTTTTAGTTTCTTCGTATTTATTAAAATCAAGAACATTATTTATTAACTCCTCTTCAGCTATTTCTACACTTTGCTTGTAATTAAGCTGCATGTATAAGTCAAGTTCTCCTGGATCATTTGGCAAACTTTCCGGATCTGCTGAAGCATAAAAATTTTGCCCTGTAAGTTTAGCTAGCTCCTCTATATTATCTTTTTGCTGAATATCTCGTAATGCGTTAAAAGCAAAATCTGTTCTTTGTTGAGTTGCAAAAGGATCCGAAGCAAAAGATTTTATTTCATATCCTTTGTTTGTCATTCCGTTTACAACTATATCTACAAACTTAGATAAAACAGGCACAGGTTTCCAATCTAAATTAAGATAAGATAAATCACCGTTAGTAGATAATTCATCTTTATATTTTTGTATGGGTTGTTCACCTCTAGCATACAATCTTAATCTATTAAAATTCTGAAAATTATAAGAGAATCTATTTTGCCCACTATTGTTTCTAAACCATTCCTGCTCTATAGCATTCCCTACTTTTAAACCATACTCAAATGATTTCTTTTCTTCTTCAGGTACTACCTGGTCTGGAAAGATGCTATTATTAGTAGTATAGATCATTTATTTATATTATTTTTGAATTCACTCCTGTATTATTATATTTTTTAAATCCTAAAGAAACTTTTGATATGGTTCTTTTCGCTACAGGTGTATACCTGTGTTTATTACATGCCATAATAGCTAAGCCAGAACTTATAGAGGCATCATGCTTCGTTCTGTTATTAATATTAAATTTAGCCCAATCTTCTAATGTTCTTTGAAAATAAGTGTCACCATATCCTTCTGTAAGTAAACCAACGTGGTTTTCTATATAATCCTCAATAGCTGCTGCGTGAGCTTGTTTTATATCTTCACTTGAATTAGGTATACCTCCTATTTCTTTTTCTGTTACTGATAATTTATGCATTACTTTGTCTGGTCTATTCATTGAATAGCCTCTGTAACCTCTTCTTTTTAAATAATATAAAAGTCTAGGTTTATTGTTTTCAGCTAGTATAGGCATTCCATAAAAAACTAAAGCCATTAAAACATCTTCAAAAAATATATCAGCTGTTTGTGGTCTTGATATATACTCTAAAAAGAATAAGTTAGGTGGCACATCTTCCATTGAAAATTTTGTTAATCCGTGTAAAGCACCCTTAGATCCTTTGCCGTCAACTGTACCAGATATATCATAACTATCACATCCAAAAGCCCCACAGTGTTCATTACCAGGATATTTTGTATTGTTTTTTATATTATATCTATTTTGTAAAGTAATTGGCGGCACCCAGCTAACTAAAAATCTTCCGTTTTTATTAGGAACAAATAATACTCTTGTATCTTTTATTCCATTTTCCCATTGAAAACTACCCTGTGTAACTACATTAGTATTACGCAAGTCTTCATTATAATCAATTTGCTCGTATATTTTAGTTAAATTAAATAAAGACTCTTTAGCTTCGTCGCGAAACGCATGCTTTTCGGTTCTTGGAAATTGTCTATAATATTCGTTTAAACCGTCTTGGTCGTCTTTTAATCCTTCAACTTCATTTTCCCAATGTGATATAACACCTATATCAATTTCGTCGCCATCAATTCCTTTGATCGGTTTTTTTGGAGTGTCAAATACAGGTAATCCATAAGAATCAATGTATCCTTCGTAGTTCCATTCCATAGGAACGAACAAACTATATAGTCCTGAGCTAGTCTGACCATTGCGGTTTCTTTTGTTGACGTCCGAAGCTTCGTATAATTTTTTAAAGTTTTCTCCACCTTTGTCTAATGCATTTGAAGTAGAACCCATCATGCATTTGCCGACGATTCTTCTACCTAATCTTAACGTTGTCTTCGTGACCCTCCAGTTGTTGAGGATGTTGTCCGGTCTCTCCCATTTACCCGATTCATCGTGGACGAGTAATTTGAGTTTCTCTCCGTCGTACGAGTTGTCTCCGGTGTTCTTCCAGTCGATGGTTGTATCCAATCCCTCTTGTATATCTTGGTCTGTCTCTTTGATCGAGTTGCGCGTGAGACGTTTAGATGGGACTTTATACGATAATTCTGTTTTGGGACGTTCCATCCCGTCTTGTATCGGTTTAAAAAAGAATGGGTAGTTAATTGATATGGGTACAACCTTATCCGTGAACATCTTCTTAGCGTCAGCTCCCGACTTAGAGAGTATTCCAAACCTAGAATCTCTCGATATTGTTGCCTGGTTAACTGTGTCGGACGAAGCCATGAAACTAAACCCGGACCGTCTGTTCTTAAGATAACACATTCCGTAGGATCTACTATCAGATTTGCATGCTTCCCAAAATATGTAGAATAATCTATTTGATTCCCGAAAGTCTGCGTGCCCAACATCAATTTTGGTCCACTGCAAGTACATGTAATGAGAACCAGTAATGTAAGTAGGAATGCCTTTATTGTAATACCAAAAGCCTTCTTCACGTCTAACAAATTCTTTATTAATGTAATCATAATATTTTTCTTTAAACGATAAAGGCTTTTCATTCCACTCATAAACATTCTTTACTTTGTTTAATTCTTTAGGATAATCTAAAACATTCCATCGCTGCTCTTCTTTTTTATCAGAACATTTATAAACATCTTCCGCTAAAGGCAAGGCTACTAATAGGTTCTGTATATTATATATTTCACCTATTTTTCCAGTTTTACTAATAATTACAATATCATGTTCTTTATTGTAACCGTATTCCCATTTATTAAGCCTATTTAATCTTTTTATTACTTTAGGCTTTATATGGTCTTCTACTATACTATATAAACTTTGCTCGTACATTATCTAGATCTTCCTTCAGCAAAACCTTTAAAAGTATCTGCTTTTTTATCTACAGGCTTATCATCTAATAAATCCTGTTCCTCTTTTATTCTAGCTAGTATTTCAAAAGCATCAAATATTGCTAATTTTTTAGTAGCGGCAGCATTCTTAAGTCTGTCAGCTGAGATGTCATCTTCTGAGTCTACGATCTTTTCTTTAGCTACCTTTATTAATTCTTCAACTGCTTTTTGCCCAGCTTGGATTATATTCAGTTTCGTTTCCTTTATTTTCATATTTAATTAAAATATCATTTGATTGCATACAATAAAGAAGTTCATTATCTACTACAAATTCAAACTCCCGATTACTTTTAAACACCACAGTGTCTCCTGTGCTTATTTTAAGCGCATTTAAGGAGCTATTGTCGTATTTTATTATACCAATATTATTTTTTAATTTAGACAGCTTAGATTCGTCTTTATTAATAACTGGTTTTATAAAGCAATAGTCTAATACAGTATTCCATTTATCATTTCTTTTAAACATATATATTTGATCTACTGATGCAAAATACATATCGTCTTTAAAATACTTTGAACTGTTTACAGATTTGCCTTTTAAGTTATAGTATCTTCTAAACAAGTTATGGTGTACTAATACTGTATCTCCTACTTTTATATTTGTTCTTAAAGCTAAAGGTACTGAAACAACCACAGCTTCTCTATTGACAAACTTATGATTTGATATACTAGAATTAACAATAAGCTTTTTATCACCTATTGCTAATTCATTATTATATCTTTGCCCAATTGGCTTTATTATAAATTGCTGAATGCTTTTCATTAATATTCTAAATCATACTCTACAGAAATAGCCATATTTTTATTAAACTTTTTCCAAGGTAAAATTTCATTTTGCTTTTTAATATGTATATTATAAGAATCGTCTTCGTCTTCAAATAATATAGCAGATATTGTGTGGCCTCCATAAACTTGTTGACCTATAGCATAATGCATAGCTTCATTTTTATAATCAGAGCCTATACTTATTTTTCTTATAATATGGTCCACTTTTATTCTTTTTCAATATCAGTGTAGGTACCGTCTTCAATATTTATATTAATAGCGCCATAAATATCTTCAAGCTCTTTTTTATACTTTTCAATATCTTCTACTAATCCAGCATACTCATGAAGCAAACTGTGCTTTTGAGTTTCTAAAAATCCAAGATTTGTTAAAGATTTATTTAAATCTTTTTGGTGATCTTTAATTGTTTCTAACTGTTCGTCGGTAATCTTTTTTGTTTCTTTTACTTTTTCCATTTGATTAAATTTAATTATTTTACTTTGTCTTTTATTTTCTCGTATGTTCTTAAACCACCAAGCCCGAGCATTCCTAGTAGCACTGTCATTAAATGTTCCATTTGTAATGGAGGTGGAGCGTCTGTTGTTTTTGTTACCCAAATAAATAAATCACGTATAACGAAATTATAAGCTAACGCAACTCCACATATCCATCCTATAAACGGCCTCCACCCAGCAACGAACAAAGTCCTATGCGAAGCTTCAACCATGTTTATTTTAGTTTGTAGTTCTATTAATTTTTCGGGATCAAGCTCTTTGCCCTTAATAGCTTCTCTTATTTCCCAAGCTAAATTACCAGCTACAGATTTTCTACCGCTACCGCCTTTTAATAGCCCTAATAAAACTTTCCACATTTACTTGCCGTATTTACCTATATCTTTTAAAGTCTTAACCTTAGCATATAGCTTTCTAACTGCAGGATCATTACTTTCACGTAATCTTTTTCTTTCTGCAGCTATTTTAGCATTCTTAATTTTAATTTTTGACTGTTCTTTTTTGCTTATATCTGTTCTTGGTTTGTTTGGATCTGATCTATTAGTAAAAGCTTTAGAATCTAATTGGTCTCCAATAGTTGATTTCTTTTTACCATTTAACAATGCACTGCCTTGGTCATCTACAGGCATAGTGGTTAATAAGTTTTTAGCGTGTTTTTTCATCCATGATTCACTCATAATATACTTTTTAGTTATGCGTTTTTATATGCTTCTGCTTCCCAAGGAAGGTTTTTAGCACCTTCTTTCATTTGTGCTCTTGAGTATTTTTTTCCTTTCCAATAAACGTACTTATCATCATAATTAAGGTCACCTCTTTTCATTTGATTTATATGAACCATTTCGTGATTTACAACGCTATCTATTTGTTTAGGATCTTTAATATCTTTATTAATGATTATAGTGCCATTGTTATTAGCTTTACCTAATACGCCATCTTCCATATCTACATGATATATAGGAGTATTGTTATTCACATAAGGAGCACCATTCATTTTAAAAGCCATACTTATTTTTTATAAGGAATCATTTTATTTAAAGCATCACGTCTTTGCTCACAGCCGCAAGGTATATTTAAACCTTGAGATACATTATCTACAATAGTTTTTATACCTGTTGCTTTAGTGAATTTTTCAACGCTATCTCCAAATCCTTTTGATTTCATTATTTTTTTGCTTTTCTTTTAGCTATTCTTCCTTCTATTCTTTTAGCTCTTTTTTCTAGTCTTATTGTCTTAGCTCTTTTTTCTTGAGCTTTTTTACCGCCTTGAGCTGCTGTTTCTTTTGAAGTTGTTTCTATTCTAGCGTTTTTAGCTTTAGCTTTTGTTTTTGCTAATCTAATTTCTTGCTTAGATTTACCAGCCTGTTTTGCGGTTGTTTTAGCAGATCTAATTTCAGCTTTACTTTTTGTTTTTGTATCTTTTATTTTTGATGCTGTTTTTTTAATATCTTTAACAGTTGCACCACCTTTTATTTCTGGAGAAACTTTAGTGCCAGTCATACCACCTCCAGTTCTTTTTACTGTTGTGCCACTTACTCCGCCTGGACTTCCTACACTTTTTACTTTTTTACGAGGTGTTGGAACACTTTTTGTATCTTTAGGTTCAGATTTAATTGTATTTTTAGTAGTTTTAACTTTTGGTGGAGTTTCTTTAGGCTTAATAGTAGGTTCAATAGTCGGTCTTTTACCTCTTCCATATAAAGAGTCTACAGGTTGGTTTTTAGAGCTTAAATCTCCTTTTTCTTTTTTCAATCTAGCCCGCTTGGTGCTCATTAGCTCAGCCCCATATTTGTCATAACCAGGTTTTCCAATATCACCTATTGCTAATATAGCTGATTTAGAATCTTTTTTCATATAATTACTTGATCCTTTTGCTGAGCTTAGCATTTTACCTTTTTCGATCAGTTGCTTTATAGGGTTTGGTTTCTTGTACATTTTAATATTTTTTTGAATCGTGTTTAATATCTCCGGCTAATTTTGATATATGCTTTTCGTCTGCTGTCATATTTTTATCGCTATGTCCATGCTTAGCATCATAATCAATATCTCTTTTTAAATAAGAAATATGCGCAGCATCATCTCTTTCTGCGGCGTGCACGTTACCTTTTGTTATAGGTGTTTTTGAATGTCTTGCATTACCTGTGTAATGACCAAAGTGTCCTTGTTCCATAATGTGTTGTTTTTATATTAAAATCTACTGCAGCACCATCTTTTTCTAGCTGCTTTACCGCGTTCTCCGTCCCAGCTTTTAGATCTACTGCAAAAAGCTTTTTGTCTTTTATAAGCTTTTGTTCCAACTTTAACATCACATTTAGTTACAGCTGTTTTTAATTTACTTCCAGGATTTTGTTTTCTATATTTTTTAACTCCAGCAGCGGTCATACCAGCACCTTCTTTTGTAGTTCTGTAATTTCTGCCTGCCCCTTTAGTGGTTTTTGCAACTCTTAAAAAAGGTGATTGATTTTGCTCGTATCCCATGCTATAATTATTACTTCTTTTCCTTTAATTTTACCCACTTAGCTACTGTGTATCCGATACTTATAAGTAACAGAATAACTTTTAATGTTACTTCTATATGCGTCATGCTTATCGCTAATGTTATTGCGTTGGCTGCCAGTAGTTTAATATCTCCTGTTGCCATTTCTATTTTCCTTTTGCTCGTTGAGTTATAGGCTTGTCGCTGTAGCTACAAGGATATTTAGATACTTCCATACCTGTAATACCTGAACTGCTACCGTGACCCATTGGAAAACCTTTTTTACTTAAAGGACCATTCCATACAGCACTTTCACCAACTTGACCGTCAAGCTTTGGGTTGTTTATTATCATTGTTTCTCTTTTGTCCATGATTATTGTTTTTTATTTTCTTCAGCTTTAATTCCTTCGTATATTTTTGTATTGCCACTTTTATATGTTTCACTATCGGGTCCGAAAGCTTTTTCTTGGCTAGCAGACATAAACATAGGGGCGTTGTTTCCTAAAGACGCTTGTCTTGCGTTTATATCACCGTATATTTGTCCTGCTGTGCTTTGAACTGTTTCGCTAAACAAAGGCTTAGCTACTCCTTGCTGATTAGCTGGAATGGGTGGTTGTAATGTCATATCCGTGTTAGCTATTGCCGCAACCGCTGCAGGATTAATCATCTTTAAAGGATCTTTATAGTTCATAATTATCTATTTTTATCTTTGTTTACGTTTCTTATTGCTGTGATTAATACTTTGTCTGTATATGTTTTACCAGACATTATATTATTTCTAGAGCTTGTAGGTATATCTTCTTCACCTAACATTATTCGATACATTCTCATTATTAGCTGCTTAGCTTTTAATGAAAGTTTATATATACTATATCTTTGTGTTGTTCTATTATAATTTCTAAATACTACAACCCAACCGTCTTTAACAAATTTGTTCCATCTGCGATTATCCCAGCTGTAAGAGTATGTGCCTGTTTTAAAATCCTGTTTAGTAAACATACCCATACAATCAAAATACATAAGTAACTCTAAATCAGCATCATTTAAGTTGTTATTTCTACAAGCCCATTTACGAATAATTCTATAATGCTTTAGTAGGTTTAACTCCCTAATGTCGCTAGCTTCTAAACGCCTCATAAAACAACAACTATATCTTGAGTTTTAATTATAGTAAAATATTGTTTATCTATTTCAATAGTGTGACCAGCATGGCGATCATAATAAATTTGGTCACCCTTATTTAATCCTTTTATATCATCGCTTACTGAATCAATAGTAGCTTTAGTATATCTTATATCTTCTCTATCTTTTTTAACTAATAGTAATCCGCCTTTAGTTTTTTCAGAAGTTACTTTTTCTGGTGTTATAATTATATTATTACCTATTGCTTTCATCTAATCTTAAATTATTGATTACACAATCAGTTGATAATATAGTTGTAGCCACAGAAGCTGCGTTACGAAGTGCACTTTTAGTAACTAATAAAGGATCTATAATTCCTGACTTAATCATATTTACCATATTTCCTGTAACCACATTAAGACCCTTACCTTTAGCTTTAGGCAAATCATACTCCAATATACCTGCATTACTTAAAATAGTCTTAAAAGGCGCTTTAACAGCTTCTAATAAAGCTTCTTCACCTTTAGACTTAGCAGTTATGCTATTGGATGCATTTAATAAAGCAATTCCACCACCGGGAACAATGCCTTCTTTAATCGCAGCTTTAGTAGCACATATTGCATCTTCTACTCGATCTGTTTTTTCTTTTAATTCAATATCAGAATTTGCACCCACTTGAACAATCGCTATCTTAGCTGATAAACGAGCTAATCTTTTTTCAAGGCGAATCAAGTTTCCAGGTGTTTGTGTTTCTGATAGTTCTTTTTTAATTTGCTCTATAACATCTAATACTTGTTCAGAAAGTTCTTCTACTTGTATTACAGTGTCTTTTTCGTCTGTAATAGATTTTAAACATTTACCTAAAAATTCAGGCTGTATTAAATCCATATCATCTCCTAAGTCTTCGTTTACAACTGTAGCGCCTGTTAACATTGCTAAGTCATCTAAAACTTCTCTTTTGTTTATTCCAAAAGTTGGAGCATTAATTACATTTACTTTTATATTACCTTTTGTTTTATTCATTGCTAATGTAGCTGCAACGGCAGGCTCCATATCTGCTACAATTAATAAAGGTATACTATTTTTTATAACATGCTCTAATATAGATTGTATTTGTCTAATATTTTCAATAGGTGATTCTACTAAAAGCACAGCAGCATCATCTAATTCAGCTGTTTTACTTATTTGGTTTGTTATAAAATGTTGATTTGTTATACCTTTATCATATTGTATACCATCAACTATTTCTACTTTTGTTTCTGCTTCAGCAGATGGCTCCATCATTACAACTCCGGTATCTCCTACAGCTCTAAAGGCGTCACCAATTATTTTTCCTAATTCAGAATCGTTGTTAGTTGATATAGTAGCTATTTGATCTATCATATCACCTTTAACGCTTGTGCTTGTTTTTTCTAGGTATGCCACTACTTTTTCGGTTGCTTCTTCAATACCGCTTTTTAAATCTCTAGAACTTATGTTAGCTTGAACTTTCTGAGCTTCCTTTAGTATGGCATGTGCTAGAACTGTTGCGGTAGTTGTGCCGTCACCAGCTTCTCTTACTGTTTTACGTGCTGCTTCTTTTAAAAGCGTAGCACCCATATTTTCAACTGGATCTAATAATACAATTGTATCTGCAACTGTAACACCGTCTTTTGTTATTAATGGATTTCCTGATCCATCTTCTAGTAACACACATTTACCGCTAGCTCCTAACGTAGAGCTAACGGCTTTTGTGAGTTTGTTTATTCCTTCGAATACCTTATCTTGAGCTTCTTGCCCAAAATTAAGGTTTTTGACTATTAAGTCTGACATATTTAATTTAATTTAATTGAATTGATTGTTTTACTTGAAGGTTTTAACAACTTTTGGTCCATTGATAAACTCTACTTTTTTAGAATAATGATCTACTGATTTGTCTATAGCAGTTTCAGCACCATCTAAAGTTTCTCTACGAGTTACATCAATCCAGGTGTCCTTGTTGTTTAGGTCCTGATATTCGGTTTGAAAGAAGCCATTTGGCAGTTGAACAATCCTCCAGCTTGATTTTTCTGAAATGTGTTTCCAAAGCTTAATGGTTTCTTCGGTTACTTGTGGTTGACTACTCCACGAATGAGTCTGGTAATAAAGTGTCATATGGTTTTGGTTTATATGTTAGTATGTTTTATATTATTACTTGTTTTTTGTTAAATTTCCATTTTAAATAACTTCAGTATAAAGTGTATTTATTTCTGATTGGGATAAAGCTTTATTAAATAATCTATATTGGTCTATTCCAATTGGACCGGCTGTAGAATAATAGACCCCATTCGAATAAACCCTTCCTATTTGGCTATCTGAAACTAAAGATGTAATTCCTCCATTGACCCCGGACGAAAAAGTTGAAGTTGCTATTATTGAATTATTAATAGAATAAGTTGTATTTCCACCAGATGGAATTGTAGCTACTATAAAATTCCAACCTGTTTTATTTAAATTTGTTAAAGTATAGCCACTAAATCTATAATTATAATTAGAACTACTATTTCTAATAAAGGAACCAAAAGCAAATTTATCACTAGATAATTCATAATTTAAAGAATAATACCACCAATAATAATAGGATGATGCACCTGTACTAAGATAAAAAGCAGTATTTGGGTTGGCGTTAAAATTTATATTACTAAAATTAACCCAAAAACACATAGATTGATTAAATGCTGGTGGTTTAAGACTCCAAACATAACTGTTTGTTGCTCCAGTCATATTTACGGCTTGCCCAAATTTACCTGTTACATAACCACCCGACCCTGAAACTATTCCATTATTAGTGCCATTTGTATTATTTGCATTACCGTTAAATTGATATAAAGCTAATTGAGAACCATCTCCAAAAGGGTCTGTTGTGGATAGCGGCAAAATTATTCCTTCATCTTTTATCATATTCCACTGAAAGCCATCCCAATATTCTACTTTTTCAGTAGTGCTATTAAATATCATTTCGCCTACAGCTATTCCAGCTGAAGCAAATGAAACATTTCCAGATCCTTCTGTAAATTGAATTACAGTATCACTACCGTCTATAGATTCTGTATAAACTAAACTACCTGTTGTTTTTACAACTGGGGATGAATTTGTCGGGTATCTTAATATAACAATACCAGAACCTCCACTAGCTGTGTTTCCGCCATACCATTGGCTGCCGGATCCGGATATCGCTACTGAACCAGAGCCACCACCCGACCCT